ATGCTGAAAAAAAGTAGATAGCGACCCTGATGTCAGGTCGCTTTTAATAGTAGCAGACAGATTACACATCACAATCCAACAAGTTCTTGATATGCCTGTTAGCCATTATAATCTTTGGTTAGCTTACTTGAAAAAAGAACAAGAACAGTATAAAACGAAACAATCATTAGCAGAAGCAAGGAAATTTAAGTAATGGCAAATCAAAAATTAAATATAGATATTGTAGCAAAAGATAGGTCGAAACAGGCTTTAAATGGTGTCCAAAAATCTTTAGGAAGATTAAAAAATTCTGTATTTAATTTAAGAAATGCTTTTTTAGGTTTAGGTGCTGGTCTTGTTGTTAGAAATTTAGTTAATACAGGAAAGCAATTAGAGAATTTAAGAACTAGATTAAAATTCTTACTTAAAGATACAAACGAGGGTGCAAAGGCATTTGATAATATGACCAAGTTTGCATCTAAAGTTCCTTTTTCACTAGAGGAGATACAGGCTGGTGCTGGTATTCTTGCAACAGTAACAGATAATGCTGATGATTTACAAAAAATGTTAGAGATAACAGGGAATGTTGCATCTGTTACAGGATTAGATTTTAGAACTGCTGGAGAACAAATACAAAGATCATTTAGTGCTGGTATAGGTTCAGCAGATATATTTAGAGAAAAAGGTGTTAGAAATATGCTTGGCTTTAAAGCTGGTGCAACTGTATCTATTGAAGAAACAGTACAAGCATTTGAAAAAGTATTTGGTAAGGGTGGAAGATTTGGAAATGCAACAGATGAATTAGCACGAACATTTGAGGGTACTTTATCAATGATAGGCGATAAAGTATTTAATTTTAAAAAGGTATTATTAGAAGCTGGATTCTTTGATGAACTAAAAAAACAATTTGGAGATTTAGATAAATTTTTAGAAGATAATGCAAAGGATATAGACAATATAGCAAAATCTGTTGGTAAAAACTTAGCACAAGGAATGGTTAAGGTTGTTCAAATAGGTAAAGATTTAATTCCTACACTTGAAAGTATTGGTAGAATTTTAAAAAGTATTGGAGATGGTTTTATGGCTTTGCCACCTTTTATACAACAAAGTGGAATTATAGGTGCATTTTTATTTGGTAAAAAAGGTTTAGTAGCATTAGCTGGTGTAAGTTTATTTGTTGATAAAGTACAAGATTTAATTGCAGAAGCAAAAATTAGAATGGGTATTTTTGATTTAGAAAATATTAATAGTGTAGATGCAAAAATCAAATCCATTAAAACACAATTAAATGAAATAGAAACTCAAAAAGTCATGGCAACTATGGAGGGCGAGAACATAGACACAACTGCTTTAGATAATAGAATTTTTAAATTATCAGAAGAATTATCAATTTTAGAAGATCATAGAAAAACATTACAAAACATAAATAAAATTCAGGCAGAATCTAATCATCATATGTTTGAAATGGGTAATGGTGCAATAAGAGTAGCAGAAAATATTAAACAAGTTACTAAATTTACATCTGTATCTAACCAACATATGTTTGAAATGGCTAATGCAGTTAAGAAGACAGAAGAAACATTCCGAGAAATGAATGAAACTGCTTTAAAAAATCTTGAAAAGAAATTTACAAATGTATCTACTACTATTAAAGAGGGTATTAATAGTGGTATTACAAAAATGTCACAAGGTCTTTCAAGAGCATTTGTTTTTGGAGAAAAATTATCAGATACATTAAGAAGTATGGCACAAAATGTTTTAGCAAATATAATAAGTTCATTAATTGAAGTTGTTGCAAGAAAAGGTGTAGAATTAGCTATAGAAAAAATGATTACAAATGAGAAAAGAAAACAAATAGCTTTACAAGGTGCTTCATTTTTTGGCTCTTTTAGTAGTGCGTTTGGTATGGCTAAAGGTGGTGCAGTATCAAAAGGACAACCAATCGTAGTTGGAGAAAATGGGCCAGAAATGTTTATACCTAATTCAACAGGCCAAATTACACAATCAGCAAGAGGCACAGGGGGTGGTGCTACTACAGTTAATTTTAATATAAACACTGTAGATGCTTCTGGCTTTGAAGAATTACTTGTAAGATCAAGAGGAACTATTACACAATTAATTAATAACGCAGTTAATGAAAGAGGGAGTAAAAACTTAATCTAATGGCTGGTGCATTTCCAATATCTTCTGCAAAATTTGAATCTTTAGGAATAAAGTCTATTCAAAATACTATTATATCAAAAACTGTATCTGGTAAGAAACTTGCAAGACAAATAGATAATCAAAGATTTGCATTTACAGTTAGAATAGTTACAGGAACTAGATCAGATGTTTATGGAGAGTTAATGGCCTTTATAGTTAAACAAAGATCAGGCAAAGAAAACTTTACTATAATCCCACCAGAAGTAGAAGATGCTAGAGGTAATGAAACAAATACAGTAAGAGTTAATGGTGTTCACGCAGTAGGAGATACAACGATTGCTATGGACAATCATCACAATGACAACCCACACGCATTTAAGTCAGGAGATTTTATTAAGTTTGCTAGTCATTCAAAAGTATATATAATTGTAGCAGATGTTCAGGCTTCTAGTGGTGCTTCAACAGTAACTATTGAGCCACCTTTACTTACAGCATTAGCAGATGATTCTATAGTAACTTATGATAATGTTCCATTTACAGTACATTTAACAAATGATATTCAAGAGTTTGGTGTAGTTGGAACTGCTAAAGATGGTGCATTGTTGTATCAATTTGAATTTGATGTAGAAGAATCTCTATAGTGAAAAAATATAAAATTACACACAAGATAACTGCCGATTTTATTGCCGAAGTTGTTGTTAATGAAGATCAAATAGATGCTAGTATTAACGATCTTAAAGAATACAAGAAACCTAATAGCAAATTTGAATATACTATGTTAAAAGGTACAGAAAGTGTAACTCAAACTAACTACGAATTATATGACGAGAAGCCTAACAACAGCAGTAAAGAACGAAATAGCAACAAATGATATACGACCAATACATCTTATAACTATTGGTTTTTCTACTCCTGTTCATTTTACTGATTGCTCTTTTCCTTTAACATCATCAGTATCAGGCTCATCAATTACATATTCAGCTTCTAGTCATTTATTAGGTATATCTGACTTTTCCGAACAAACAGATGTAAGTAAATCTAGTATTACATTAACTCTATCAGGTGCAGATCAAACTTTTATTTCAACAGTATTAAACGAAAGTGTTATTAACGATACTGTAACTATTCATAGAGGATTGCTAGATGATGATAATACAATATTTGCTGACCCTTTTTTACTTTATAAAGGAAGTATTGAGAATTTTGAAATAGCTGAACGAGATAAGACAAGCACACTATCATTATCTATTGTATCTCATTGGGCAGATTTTAATAAAAAGAATGGTAGAAAAACAAACAATACATCACAACAAAGATTCTTTAGCACAGATGTTGGTATGGATTTTGCTTCACAAACAGTACAAGATATTAAATGGGGTAGAGAATAATGCAAGATATTATTTCACTATATAGAAATTATCCCAAATATGATAAACTACACGATCTTGATTTACAACATCATATTAAGCCAAGTATATTTTTAAATCAGTATAAAAAACATTATTATAATGATAAATTAGTTGGCTTTACTAATTGGGCTTATCTATCTGATTATGCTTTTAATCATTTTAAAAAGACAGCTAAGATAAAATATACTGAATGGAACTCTGGTACTAATTTAGTATTTGTAGAATTTATTGCTTTAACAAATGTTAGAAAAATTTTTAAATGGTGTATTAATATGGCTAACAAATTTAAAGGCATTAAAGATAATTTTACTTGGTTAAGAGTAGAAGATAATCAAATTAAAAGAATGGTAGTTAAGGATATATAATGGGTGGATTTGTAGGAAAAGTTATAAGCACAGTAGCTAAAGCATCAAAGTTTTTTGGCAATATGAATCCTTTGGTATCTTTGGGTATCACTTTATTTATTTCATGGGCATTAAGACCAAAAACTCCTGAGATTCCTGACTTTGGAACTAATGAATTTGATGATTTTGAAAAAGGTATATTAATTAATAAACAATCTAATGACGCTAATATTCCTGTAATATATGGAGAAAGACTTACAGGTGGCGTTAGGGTTTTTATGGAAACCTCAGGAACTGATAACACTTATTTATATATGGCTATCGTTATGTCAGAGGGAGAGATAAACGATATTACAGAAATTAGAATAGATGAAAAGCCTGTAACTTGGTCAGGAGATTTAGCAGATAATGTTCAAAGAACTGTTGCTAGTTCAGATAGTAATTTTTTTAAGGCTGACCCTAGTGAAGAAAATGGTTCAGCAGAAAGCACAATAACAGTAGAGCCACATTTTGGAACTGATGGACAATCAGCTAGTTCTTTACTTTCAACTTTATCATCTTGGGGAAGTAGTCATAAATTATCAGGTCTATCTTATTTGGCTATTAGGTTTAAATGGAACTCTGACGCATTCACAGGAATACCAAAAGTACAAGCAAAGATACAAGGTAAAAAAGTTGTGGCTTATAATTCTAGTTTAGTTGCACAAACTTCAGCATACTCAACAAATCCAGCTTGGTGTTTATTAGATTATTTAACTAACGCTAGATATGGAAAAGGATTAGCAACAAGTGAAATAGATTTACAAAGTTTTTATGATGCTTCACAAGTTTGCGTTACTCAAGTAACACCCTATTCTGGTGGTAGTGATATAAATATTTTTGATTGCAATACTGCGTTAGATACATCAAGACCAATTATAGATAATGTTAGAGAGTTCTTAAAAGGTTGTAGAGGCTACTTACCTTATAATGCTGGTAAATATAATTTAATTATAG